GAACGGGGCTTTCTTCCCGAACGGCATTGGCTTCTTCCCCTTCGGAGGGGCCTTCTGGCCCTTCTTCGGGGGGAACGGTGGCTTCTTCGCTGCCATGGTTCTCCTCGCCGACAGCCTCGGCGAGGAGCGCCTCGAGCTGCTGGACGTAGACTTGAAGGTTGGACAGCTCCTGCCGGAGCTGGATGTTCTCCGCGGCCAGACCCACGAGGACGTTGTGCTCCTTGACCAGAGCGTCCAACGTCAGCGTGGCGGTTTCCCGCGGGCTATTCGTCATCGTTGATGACGCCGTTGCCGTCTTCGTCTTCGTCGAGGAGGAGCCCGTCTTCGGGGCCATACTCGGAGTCGGTGACGATGCGGCGACCCTTGGCAAGCTGGAGGCCCTTGTGCCCTTCGGGGAGGACGACTGTGTAGTCGAACTCCTCGCAGAAGCGGCGCGCGAGTTCCTCGTTTGTGGTGTGCGTTTCGCCATCAATGAACGTCCTTCCGAGCAGCTTCCGGTTCACCGGGAGTTTCGTGCGGACAAGGAACACGTCCTTGCCGCTGGAGGTCTTCAACTTGTGGCGGTACTTCGCGATGGGCATGGGTCTCTCCTTGGCTATGAGCCAACTGGAGGGGGCGCGAGGGCCCCCTCCGTCGGGTTTAGCGGAACTTGCCGTCGTTCATGGGGTTGGTGCCGTCGCTCAGGAAGCCGGACACGTCGAACGTTTCGCCGTTCGAGATGCCAGAGACGACAATCTTGACGCGGCCGTAGCCGCGCGCCGTCTTGAGGCGGCCGTTGGCCTTGGCCCGGGTCAGCGTCGAGACGCTGTTCGAGTCGTTCTGGTTCAGGAACTTGCCGTCGGTGTCGACGGTGATGGTCTGGAACTCCTCGTGTTCGTCCCACGAGTTGCCGTCGTCGCCCACTTGGAACGAGAAGGTAATCGTGAAGCCGTCACCAGTGGCGGTGACGACATTCTTGACGATGCACTCGACCGGGAGGCCGTAGAGCGAGGTGCCGTAGATGTGGCTGTTGCCCGCGTAGTCGGCCAACAGGTTGAGGGTGGAGCCGTAGTAGGTGCCATCCGCGGAGATGGTCTGCAACGGAAGGACAGTCACGCGTGCGTCGCGCATGGTTGGTACTCCTTAGACCAAGCAGCCAGCGAGCTTCGAGAAGCTGCGCGGGTGGACGTGGCGGAGGCCGACCGGCCAGTCAATCGTGACCCGGTAGGTCACGTTGTCAGGCAGGAGAGTGGGCTTGGTCACGCGCATCGCGTACTGCTGGATGCCGCTGAGGTAGTTGTCGCCGAGCTTCACGAAGAAGACGGGGGTGCAGGCTTGGCCGTTCACCGTCTCGGTCGCGATGACCTGCGTCGAGTTGTCGGACTTGACACCCATGTCGTACCAGCTCACGCCGAACGCGGAGTGCAGCGGGCCGGTGTACTTCGGGGCGGAAGTGCGCCGCTCGTTCACCATCGAGGACGGTTCCTTGGGGTTCGTGTCCTTGTTGATGTTGAGGCGACGTTCGGCCTTCTTCAGGGCACGAATGAAGTCCGCGGTCGTGAGCGCGATGTCGGCCGTGTGGCCGTCGCACTTGTAGATGGCGTCTTCAACCTTGTCGAGGAAGGTCTGGAGGGTGGCCGTGGTGTTCGCCGCAATGGCGCCCGCCACGTCCAGATGGGTGGAGCTGGAGTTGCCGTAGACAATCTGGCCGGAAGGGCCAGCAGCGAGGCGAACCTTGATGCCTTCGAAGGTGTCTTCGTCAGTGCCGTGGTCGCCATTGACGAAGGCGTTGTTGAACGTCCAACCGGCCGCTTCAACGCCCGACTGAATCCGCTCGGTGAGCGGGTTCGTTACCGGCGCCTTGTCGTGCATGTCGGTGTAGTCGATGTCGATGTTGCCGCCCATCGCGTACACGGCATCGCTGACGATGTCCGTGCCCCCGCCCTTGACGTTGCCGTAGGATTCACCGCGCTTGCGGAAGCCCAGCGTGGTCGCGCTGTTGCGCCGCTTGGCGTGAACCTCGGTCGTGCCGATGGTGTTGAGGGGCAGACGCTTGAGGATGTCGCAGTGGTCTGCGTACGTCTCAACGACTGAACCCTCGAAGCTGTCCTTCTTGTTGCGAGCAACATCGAGAAGGGTGATAGCCATTTCTCGTTATCTCTTGTGTGTGGTTTTGGGTGTCGCTATTAGCGCCGGAGACCTGCGCCACCCCGGCGGATTTCCCGCAGGATGTCGCGCGATGCTTCCTCTAGCGACTTGCGCTTGACCCCGGTGCCGACCGCACCGCCACCCGACGTGCGAGTGGTAATGGGTTCTGTCTTCTTACGGACAGAAGCCACACGCTTCTCGAGACCGTCTTCGTTAACGATGGCTTTGAGAGATGCCCTGAACTTCTTCAGGCGCTTGACAACGGCTTCGTTGTCATCGCCATAGTCCAGACGTTCATCGTCCGCCTCAATGCCTGCTTCCGCGGCTTCTTCGTCGCAAAGTGCTTTGAACTCTGCGCGGCCGTCTTTCAGCCACTGAGGCTCATCTTCGCCACCATTCCGTTGCCCGGACTGGATGCGGGCGCCGCCGCCGTTCCTCAGGCGCTCAATTTCCCGCTTCTGCCGCTCGACATTGCGGCGATTGAGGTCATTGAGTGCCAGATTCTTGGTGTCATCCGGCAGCGCTTCGAGCAGGTTGTTACCTGCCCAGTTGACTGCGTCGTAGAGTTCCTCTACCGACAGGTCGAACTGAGACAGCTTGGCTAGAGCTGCTTCCAGTGTCTGTTCCAGACGCTTGCTGCGTTCTTGCTCTTTGGCAAGCGTCCGCTGGATACCCTTGTAGACCGGGTGCTTTGTCTTACCAGACTCAATCTCCTTGGAAAGCGCTGCTTCCCGCTCATCAAGAAGTTTCTGAATCTGGCGCTGAAGGGCCGGGTCTAGGGAACCCAGCTCATCCTCAGTGTTATCGTTGTCGTCGTCGCCGAACTCGTTGTCGAGGTCGTCATCCTCGAGTTCGTAGTTCAGGTCGTCGTCGACTTCGCCGACTGGAGGCATGAGTGCTCCTACTGAAATTTTCAGTCAGTATTGTAACACCCGGAATGTGCCTATTCTGAGAAATCTTCGAGCCCGTAGCCTGAACGAATGTTCATCCCGTTCTTCCGCTGGAACAGCTTGTAGTCCATGTAGGACTTCGTCCCCTTGGGCGGAGTCCTACCGTAGAAGTCAACCAGAGCGGTGCCCACATTGGGGTTGCGGTTGACCAGCTTGAAGCGCTCGAACTCGAGCCGCTTCTGGAACATCTTGTAGGCGGGGTCAGAAGACAGGGACGAGAGGATGGCGTCCGGCGCCACGCCCTTCGCGGAGGCGTATTGGTTCACCGCGTCCTCGAAGTCGGCATAGGTGTTGAAGCCCTTGAAGACGCCCTTGTTGGCGACCATAGAGAAGGCCCGCTCTGACGCATCCCAGTAGGGCTGCGTCAAGGCCTTCGCGTTCTCGTAGTCGCGCCCGAACTGGGTGGTCTGGGGCTTGTCGAACGAGGCCACCCGGCGCTCCACGTATGCCCGGTCGGAGCTGGACAGGGAGTTGAGGTACTTGGCCTGCAACTTCTCGAGGGTGTTGAAGTCCAGCTTGCCGTCACGGCCGGTCGCCTGTTCGTACAGGTCGTAGTAGCCCTGCACGGCCGCGTCCTCACCCTTGAGGTCGCGCTGGAGGTACTGCGTCACCGTCTCGTTCGTGCCCTTGCGCTCCGCGGGCAGGGCGCCGTAGAGGTCGCGCGCTGCCTTCAGGGCATCGCGGCGCACCTCCGATGCCTGCTGGTAAAAGGACTTGGCCTCGAAGGCGGAGATGTTCTTCGCCTTGTAGTCGGAGTCGATGCCCTGCATCGTCGTCTCGTAGTCCGTGTTGACCTTGGCGATGGCGTCGAAGTAGCGCTGGATGTTGTTGGGCGGTTCGCCCTCACCCAGCTTCTCCACAGTGCCCACGGCCTGCTGGTAGCGGCCGTTGGCATTGAGCTGCCCGCGGACACCTTCCTGCTGCTCGTCGTTCAGGTCGTTGTAATCGACCACCCCGTCCTTGTTGCGGTCGGTCAGGCCCGGGAACTGCTTGTTCACCGTCTCCGTCTTGATGCGCAGCAGCTCGCGCGACAGCGTCTCCGGCGTCGCGTTGAGCCCGAGGAAGGTCGCGCCGACACCGGCGACGCGCTCCTTGTTGTTGGTAAAGGCGCTGTCTGGCTTAAGGCCGACAGCGTCCGTGATTGGCTTGATTAGCTTCCCGGTCTCGGTCTTCCCGGCGAGGCCGGATTCGAAGACACCGCGGAGGACGAGCGGAACAGGGAGCTGGAAGCCTGGGTCTTTAAAGGTGCGCGCGGTCGCGCCGTCGCCGATACCGGCCGACTCACCCGCCTTGCGCTGAAGCGCGCCGCCCGCCTCGCCGACGGCGGCCCCGATGGCCGGGCCGAACAGGTCGGACTGGCGGGCCTGATACCAGTCGGTCAGACCGAGAATCGGCACCCAGTCCTGCGAGCGCCACTTCTTCACGCCGTCCGGCGTGTCCACGCGCATGAATGCCTTGACCAGCGAGATGAGCGGGTTGGACGCGGTGAAGCGGCCAGCCTCGTTCCCCTCGGCGCGCATGAAGTTCGCGTTCTGGGGGTTCAGGATGGAGTCCGGGTCGGTCGGGTCGAGCGACGGCATCTTGCCGGTCGCCGCCCACTGCGCAGCAGCGAGTCCGGCGCCCATCAGGGCGGCCGTCTTCACGAGGTAGAAGCGCGCCATGGCCCCCTCGGGCCCGAAGTCCGTAGCCGCCTTGTTGGCGAGGATGATGGTGTTGCGCAGGAGCGCGGGCGAGCGCGCCATCAGGGTGCGCTCCCACTGGGCCTGCTCCGCCGTGATGCCGTACGCCTGCCGGTTGAACGCGCCGGAGGTGCGGTTGACCTGCTTTGCCGCGGAGACGCGGCTCGCGATGGTCTCCTCGCCGGACAGCTTGTTGACAGCCTCGCGCCCGGCGACGGAGCCGCCGACCCCGAGGGCGATGAGGAAGGCCTTCTCCCAGTTGTCGTCGACGCCCGGGATGTCGACGCCGGTAAGGGCTGCGCCAATCCCGAGCGCGGCCGGGCCGTTCTTCAGGGCATTGGCAGCGAGGCGCTTAGCGCCGAGGATGTCCTTGCCATAGAGGCGGCTGACGAAGCGCTCCTCGGCCGCGATGTTCTGGTGCATGAGTGCGCGGTGGATGGGCAGGAAGGCTTCGAAGCCGCGCTGTTCGATGTGGCCCACGAACGGCAGCTTCGAAAGGGTGAGACCCTCCTTCTCGAGCCCTTCGTGCTCGAGACCGCCGACACCGCTGGCCTTGGTGAAGTTCTTCCAGATTTCCGGGTTCTCCTGAACCCACTTGTCGAAGTACTTGCGGCCGAAGACGGTCGCACCCACGAGGTGCTTCGCGTTGAGGATGGTGCCGATAGGGTCGTTGATGGCGAGCATGGCGCCCTGCATCGTCCAAGCGCTGGCGTCGGAGGTGAACATGGCCTGCCGCATGACATTGGTGACCATGTCGGCCAGCGCGATGGGGCCGGAGTCGCGCCCGCGCGACGGCATCAGGAGGTCGTCGACCGCCTTCACCGCGTTCTGGTGGAACAGGTAGTCGTCGATGCCCGGCAACTTCTGCCAGCCCGCGCGCTCGCGGAACTGGACGAGCGCCTTGTAAGCCTTGGCGTCTTCGCCCATGGACTTGTACTCGGCCTCACCGGGCACACGGATAGCGATGCCTGAGTCCTTGAGCGACCGTACCAGCAGCGCATTCGCGCGAATCTGGTCGTGCATCTTGACCTCGAGCGACAGGAGCGCCTCTGGGTCTTTGATGGGCACCAGCTCGCCGTGCTCCTTCAGCGCGGCCTCGAACGAGGGCCCGAGGTCGCGATGGAGCTGCATGGCGCGCAGCCGGTCAAACCCCGGGGTCTCGATGCGGAAGCCCTTGCGGCCAGTCTCGCCGAGGCCAGCCTTCTCGAGGCTGTCCGGTTCGAACCACTGGAGGATGCCGTGCATCTCCCGCGGGGTGATGATTTCGTCCATGCCCGCGGCGGCCAGCGCGGCGTTGGTGTCCTTCACCATCTGCTCGCGCAGGACTTGGTAGTCGAGGATGGCCTGAGACTGCTCCGGGTTGAGGTCGTAGCGGTCGGGGTTCTGGAGGATGTCGTAGAGCTTGCCGGAGCCCGAGCGGATTCCCTCGGGCAGTTCCTGCGCCAACTCCGGGCTCTTTAAAGCGACAGTCTCCCACGGCCGGTTGTTCCACTTGGTCATCTTCTGGCGGCCGGAGAGGAAGGCGGTTGCCCCGATGCCGGTCAGGATGCCAGCCTCGCGGTACTTGTCGTCTCCGGTCAGCTCCGTGGCCACCTCGCCAGCGGCGGCCGGGGCCCCGAAGGCCACGGCCTGCTTGACCGCGTTCTTCAGGTGCGGCTGACTGCCGAGGAATGGGGCCAGAGACTTCTCCAACTCGCGCACGCGCACGGACTGGAAGCCAGCCTGAGTGCGCATGAAGTTGGCGGCGGCCAGCGTGCTGGTGAGCACGCGGCGGCCGTAGTAACCACTGAAGTTGGAGGCGGGGTCGACGAGCGAGTCGACACCCTTGAGGACGGTGCCCAGCCCGGGCACCTCCTTGAGCACGCGCCGCACGGCGTTCACGTCGCCGAGCGTCGCCTCGGCATGGGCGACGTAGTCGTCTGCGTCCTTTTCGAAGGCCTTGATGGCCTCCGGCGGAGCTGCGGCCTTGGTGCGCCGGTCGGTCAGTTCGTCCAGCTTTGCCTTGGCGGCGTCCTTCAGGCGCTGCGAGCGCTCCGCGTTGATTTGGGCCTGCGACTTCGGCAAGGCCTTGCGCAGCTCCTCGGGCGTGATTTCACCCTCGAAGCCCTTCTCGCTGTCGATGCCTGCGCGCACGGCCACCCCGGCCTTGCGCTGGAGCATCCGGGTGAGCGGGGAGAGGAGTGCAGAGCTGGCGCCAATCGCGGCCGACTCAGACCGGGTCTGGTCGTCCTGCGGGTTCATGTACCCGTAGATGGCACCCGCGGCGCCCTGCGCCGCCATCTGCTTCGCGACCGCTTCCGGGTCGGCGAAGGGATTGCCCCCGTCTACAATACTGGCCCGCGGGCCTCCTGCGCCTGCCTCAGGACTTGGCGGCCGATTTCCTTCGCTTCCTCCGCCGACTTGCCCTCCTGAAGGGCCTTCCGCTGGGCCACCAAGGCCTTCTCCGTTGGGCTGAGCGTCCGCACCCCGAAGCCGTCCGATGGTTGTGCCGTCGGGGTCGTGTCGGGGCCCGAGGCGTTCGAGGGTTGAGTCATAGTCATCTCCAAAGAGCAGGTAGGAGTCCGCAGAGCGGGCCTCCATCTTATCAGGGCGGTAGCCCGCTTGCCGCACGGTTTCCACGGCGCCATTGATGAAGGCTTCCTCGCCGGGGAGGAAGTCCTCGTACTGGTTCATCACAGCCCGGGTCTTGTCACCAAGCTTCAGGGTCACGCCGATACCGTTCTCGTACGCGGCCTGCTCCAGCTTGATAAAGTCCTCGGGCGTCCACTCGCCACCCGAGGGGTGCGCGAGTTCGAAGCCTCGGGTGGTGGCCACCTGACTGGCGGGCAGGTGGATGGCCATCGCGTCCTGCGCGAGGCCAGCCTGCTGGAGGCGCTTTGCGATAACCGCGGCGGCCAGTTCGGCCGTCTCGTTGTTGCCGCCGACGATGCGGAGGCGGAGGTTGGGTTCGGCACCCTGCCACGAGCCCATGGATTCTTCGATTGGCTCGAAGCGGATGCCAAGCCGGTCAAGGTCTTCGTGGCTGCGCAGGTCTTCGCTGAAGCCAATCGAGCGCAGGCGCTCGCGCTGGAGCGCTATCTGCGCGCGCGGGTCTGCTTCCCGGCCGAGCGCCCCGGGCTTGGTGGAGAACTCCACCACCGGACTCTTGGCCGCCACCTCGGCGCGCGCGGTGGCGCCCTGCGCCTCCGACACGCCGAACCGTTCCTCGGCCACGCCCGTCTTGGACTTGGGGGCGAACTTCAACTCGCCGGTCGCTGGTGCATCGCCGTAGCGCTCGACGCTGTCGAAGAAGCGGTTCATCGCTTCTTGCACCTTGGGGTCAGAGAAGGCGTTCTCGTGGCCGCCCGTGGCGAGGTAGCCGCGGCTCAGCTCGACAGCCTCACGCCAGTCGAGGTCGCCGCGGTTGAAGGCGTCGGCGATTTGGCCGTCGTCCGCCTCCTTCACCTTCTTCATGGTTTCCCACATCGCAGCCTGCACCACCTTGGGTTCGACGCCATACTCGGCGGCGAGGTGCTGGGTGATGCGCTGGGCGAAGACGTAGGCGGGATTGTTCTTGTTCATAGCGCCAGACTTCAGGTCGAAGTCCGGCATCTTCTTGTCGAAGAACCCGAAGAAAGCACCGTGGTGGGTATCGACCGTGACGCCAGCGCTGTAGCGCTTGAGGAGCGAGTCCAGCAGGTTGTTGTAGTAGGTTGGGGTCTTGGCCGCGCCCGGGCTAGTCGTGGCCGTCCAGCCCTCGTTGTAGAGCTGGGTTAGCTTCTTTATCTGGTGGGCATCCATGCCGTCCGGCGTGCCTTCGCCAACCTCGCGCTCGAATGCATTCAGGTCAAGTTCGTGGCGGCCGCCATCGGTCAGCTTGTTGATGGCCGCCATGGCGTTGAACATCTTGATGAGGTTCACCGTCGGCGGAGCCTGCTGGCTGGTCACGGCGAAGCGCGAGAGGGTGGCCTTCGAGGCGTCACCGCCGCGGTCGCCATCGGTAATCTCGTCAATCATCTCGGCGAAGCGGTCGTACCACTTGCTGCCCGGCAGGCCTTCTTCAAAAGCGGTGCGCATGTCGTCGAGCGACAGGCGCGGGACAAAGCCCGGGTACTCCGTCTTGCCGCCGGTCGCCTCGCGCCAGAGGTTGTAGATGTCGTCGCCGGACATGTGCAGCTTGCCGTCCTCGCCGCGGAAGCGCTCGAGGAGCTGGTCGATGTTCTGCTCCACCTTCGTCCGCGCCTTCGGCAGCGGAGCGAGCCCACCACGGCGCGGGTCGCCGGGCTGAATGTCGGTGTTCGGCTTGATGCGCCGGAAGGCGTCAATCGTCGCCATGAGGCGAGAGTTGCGCTGGCCCTCAGTTGAGATGGATGAGGTGTCAAAGTGCGAGAACTGGCGGCCGACACCGTAGCTGTCCCGCGGTGAGGTCA